TGTGTGTTCACGTTCAATAAAAGAGGTGTTCACGGTGTAGTTAAATAACCAGGTCTGTATAACGTCTGTTTCTATGTAAATATCACACATACCGGGTGATACGTAATCAATATTGGTAATAAAAGCGTAATACCATTTATCACCGTTTTTATACATTACATAGTTAGCACCAATAACGTCGTCGTAATCGCTGTCCCAGCGAATTTTTTTATCTTTACGCTGGTAAGAACTATTTGCCATTGTATCAACGGTTTTTGACATAAAGTAACTTGCCTGTGCTGTTGAGTTTTCAAAATATAATGTATGTGTATAGTCATTTTCCAGAGGTACGTTTAATAAACGTACCTCGGTAATTTCATAATTAGCCATATTGTTACACCTCGTTAAACTGTATCACCGTTTGCGTCTTTCCACCCTGTTGCTGTTTTCCATATAGGTTGCATCATATTTACGTCATAGAACATAAAACCAATTGGAGCGTCAACAGGTCTTTCACCTGTTGTGCCTACTGTAATATGCTGTACGGCTCTGTATTCAGCATCTTTCATAAATGTAATATCTGGTTTGTAATAAAAATGCTCGTTTAGGTTAAAAATTGAACCGTCCTCAACTGTAATCGCAAGGTTATCCAGGTCAACGGCTGTAATTTTTGAACCCTCTTTATCTTTATTGTACAGAGTACCACCAACAGCAAAAGTTGTACCTCGTTTTTCCGACGCAATCCCGAAACTATCGGTATTTACTGTAATAACATTACCGGTGATAGCTGTAATAATACCGTTTGAATAGTATGTATCAGCGTCGGTAATCTGCTGGTAAAATGCAATGTGGTTTCCTGGTGCTTGGTTAATAAAAATATCACCAGCTTTTTTAACCTGTTTCCACTGTCTGTTTTCAATGTTTTCACCAACAAGAACGTCTCCCATTACATTACCGTAAATTGCCGGCATTGGTATGTCGTAACCGATTTTCTCCGGTTCGATAACGTCGTTATTGGTTTTACCGATATAACTAAATTTATCGTCCAGTGTTGTAAGGTAAAAACTCCTACCAGTATCAAATTTAGTTGTATTAAAGGCATATTCGCTTGTTGATGTAGCATCAATACCGTTAAGTTTACAATTTTTCAATTCAAGGTCGAATTTTACCCGTGAATTGCAGAATTTACCTTTACTTTCACCGTTACCACCAATTGAGGAATTTTCAATTGTAAGCTGTGACGCATTACCAATAATGTAAGTGGCTGTTTCATTTTCAAGAGCAAAGATATAAGCACTTGAAATAGCTATTCTACTGTTATTTAAATGTAGTGGGTTAACAGCGTTTACACACTCACAACCCATACCATTAATTTTAATGGTACAGAAATTAAACTTATATACTGTACCTGTACACCAGTCTGCACAAACGTTTGCCCACTCGGAGTATGTCATACCCTCAATATCATAGGCAATATCTGTTGCATACATTACGTATGTATTTTCAAGGTGGGTTGATGTGCTGGACGCATTAATTTTAATACCGGTTGCACATCTCCATACACTAACATTTGAAATGGTAGACACCCAACAACCCTTGAACAGATAAATACCAATTGAACACTCATTGATGTTTACGTTATCAATCTGGATATATGGACAACTTAACTCGGAATAAATACCAACACCGGAGTTATCGCAAGAGATTGTTAAATCTGTAACTTTCTGCCCCTCTGTATAATCAAATACATAGTTTGTTGAACGTACAAAGCTAATTGCCGGTGTAGAACCAACCTTTTTAATAATTGTATGCTGTCGGTCAACACCGCTAATTGTCTGGTGTTCATACAATTTAAGTGTATTTTTAATAAGGTATGTACCGGCTGGAATTACGACGGTTTTATTATGTTCAAAAGCGTAGTCAATAGCTTTCTGTATAGCATCTGTATTATCTGTTACACCGTCACCAACAGCACCAAAGGAATTTACAGAAACAATGTTATCTGTTTTCCGTTCAATCATTGCTATTGCCGGTTCGATAATATCTTTTACAATGCTGTCAAACTCACCGTTATTTTTCATAAGTTCCAGCATATCATACAGGGTGTTTGCAAGATTATCTTTCATATAAAGAATACCACCCTGGATTTTACCGTCCTGTTCCAGATACTTTGATATTCTTTCATTGTTAATTTTGTTAAGTGCATCAACAATTTCATTTACTTTTTCTGCAATACCCTTTGACAGAGCAATTGCAGAACGTGCCTCATTTGAATAAAGGCTATCTGTTATTTTAGGTAACATATAATGATTTATATTTTTCATTGTTTTATACCTCATATTTTAGTTTGCTATGCCCACATTGTTAAAATGTGAGCATAGTCATTTTTAAATCAGTTCCATTGATAAAATATTAATGTCAAATGTACCACTACCATTGTGCTTAAACATAGGTGTGAAATATCTGTCCCCAGTCATTGAGCTTAAATCAACTTTAAGTTCATATACACCACCGGCTGCAAACTCTTTGATAGTATGGTGTGGTTCAGACCAATCTATATTTTTCGGGCCTGTGCCAATATACAAAGATGCACCAATATTATAATCATTGTTGGCTGGTTCACTATAAGCATAGCTTGATGTAAATTTGAGTATAGCATAATTATAATCTGTAACATCAATAGGCTGGATAATATGACAATAAGCATTTGCACCACTTGACAGGGCAATTCTAATATTACTTGCCTGTTCTGTTACAGTCGCTGACCCATTTTTACCATAACACTCGAAAGTATAACCATTGAAAAATGTACCATTTAAGTAAATTGTTAATCCAACGTCATACCATTGATTGTTTGTATAAATACGGATTTTTTTATCATACCAGGTAGTAGTACCATCGTTCTGTGTAGCATTTATAGGGTTTATAAAAAATTGATTTTCTTTTAAAATATTAAAGCTATTTTTATATCCACCAAGACCACTTTCAAAAAAGATATTTACCATACCGGGTGTGCTTGCCCAGTTTGGTTTACTGATATTTGTAAAATGGTAACCGGAAATTGGTACTTCAGTATTTACCCATATTGTATTTTCTTTTGGTGATACTGGCTGTGTTGTACCACCTACAACATCAAAATTGAGATTATTACCAGTACCACCACTCTTAAAATTTAGCTTTGTACCATTAAGGAAACAGGAAACAACATAACCGTTTTTAAAATAATCGGTTGTCAGTGGTTCACCGTTCTGGAAACAGGCAGTTACTTCAACACCGTTTACATAAAACAGGTCACCTTCTACATAATCGGCTGTTGCAACAAATTTAATATTATTACCAGAACCGTTAATATAATGGGCAACACCCGTTTTTGCGTGTGTATATTCGTTAATTGCATTTTCTACAGGTGCGTAATAGCTTGCAGGCTGTCCACCAAGTTTAGAGCTATCAACAGCAGTTTCAGTAACACCCAGTTTATTTTTTACAGCGTTATTAGCGTTGTTAGCTGTTGTTAAAGCTGTATCGGCTGTTGTTTTGGCTGTATTTGCTGTGTTCTGGACTGTCTCAATCTGTCTAATTGTACTGTTAACGGAAATATTAAGCGTTTCAATATTTGCGTTTGTTGTATCAAGCGACTGTTGTTTTGCGTAATATTCCGGTAACTGTCCTCCCAGTCTTTCGGCATCGTCAACAATACCGTTATCGTTTGTATCGTAAATAGCTTTCTGCATATCTGCCGTGCCACTTTCAACAACCAGGTTGTCAATTTTTTCTGTAAGCTCTGTTTCAAGTGTTTCAAAATCGGTTGTTGTGTTCTGTTTAAAAGTTTCAATATCTGTTACCAGGTTTGAAAAACTTTTATTAATATTGGACTGGAACACGTTCATATTATTTGTGATACTATCAAAATCTTTTTTCAAGTTTGCAATAGAATTATAAACAATCTGGTCAAACTCACCGTTTTTATACATATTATCCAAAGATGTTTCAAGGTGCTGTGGAATTTCTGCAATAATTGTATTAACAGCGTTGTTTAATACCTGGTCTTGTGCCTGGTATTTTAATGTAATGGTTTTTACAAAATCGTGGTATAACTGTTCTATTTTCATTTCAAAAACGGTGTGATTTTCTGTACCCTGCTGGAGAAATGATTTAAATTCGCTGTTAAGTTCGTCAACAAACTGGTTATATTCACCGATTAATTCTTGCATAGCTCGGTAAACTTTTGCAGTCTGTTCAATAGCTGTTGCGCTTTCACTATCGTAAAAACCGGGTTTATTGTCTGGTACTGCCCAGTGTGGTAAAAGTTTCATATAAAAACCCCTTTCGATAAAATATAAGGTGGTGGACGTTCCACCACCCTATTTAAAATGGTTTTAGGCTGTAGGCACTACAAATGCAACAGCGTTAACAAGTGGGGAATATGCAAAAGTCTGGTCAACGTTAAGATAATAGTTTGTGTAAACACCTTTACCGTTGAAAAATTCAGTAATTGCATAAAAATCGTCAAAAATCTGGAAAAATTCTTTGTCACAAAGCATTGCACGAATTGAACCCTTTGTACTTGTTGGGAACGCATCAATTACAATTTTTGCTGTGTCGTTAAAGTCTGCAACAGACATATTAAAAGCACTTGCCAGAACGTCAACAGCAACAGATACGTCTGTCATTGTGTCAATAATAAGCACCTGTTCGTTTTTGCGTGAAAATGTTGTAATAGCTTTTGTGTCTTTTGACTGGGCTGTCAAATAACCGTTCCAGTCTTTAGACGGAAAACACATCATACCAGATACACCCTTAACAGTTTTAATAAACTCTTTTGCGTTGCTTTCACTTGCAAGTGGGTCGGCAATATCCACTGTTTTAATTGCACCTTTTTTAATAGCTGTTGCAATAAGCTGTTTTGTGTTTGCAAATTCGTCCAGTTCAGCAGAATTGTACAGGGTGTTAATCAGTCCTGTAATGTAGCTGTCCAGGGCATCAATTGACATAAATGCTTTTGCAAGTCTCTTTCTGTCAACTGTAATTGGGTACTGGTTTTCATAGTTTTTACGGTGGTAAACTGTTTTTGTGTCTGGAAGATGTCTCTGTAACAGGTCACTGGAAATTGCGTCCGGTTTAACACCTTTAATAAAGTTGTGGTAAATTTCTTCGATTGTATCGCCAACCGGTTTTTTACCTTTTTTCAGTGTTTTAAGTGGGTTTTCAAAACGTTTTGTATGTACCACTGATTTAACCAGTTTGTTAAGCAGTGTGTTCATAAATTCGTTTGCAACCTGTACGTTGTCACCGTCCAGCATCAAAGCACCAATTTCTTCAATGTTGGTACGGGTTGCCTCTGGAATACGTTCCTGGTATTCAGTAGTGGCATTGTCTCGAATTGTGTTAAGAATTTCAAGTACGTTCATTACTTAATCGCTCCTTTTTCTGTAAATAAGTTTTCAAATTTTCTTTTAACTGGTGGTGTAGTTTCCAAACCAGTATTAGACTTTTTAATATCCTCTGGGGTTTTCTGTTCCTGTACTTTCAAAAACAGTTTCATATTAGCTTTCTGCAAATCTTCGTTTTCTGTTTTCAAAGTGGTGTTTTCAGTTTCCAGGGTTGTCAATCGGTTGTAGTCCGGTGTCAATTCCTCTGTCAGTTCTGCAAGCTGTGTGCGTATATCTGCAAGGTTGTCCAACTGTCCGATTGATGTAATTTTATCTGTAATTTCTTTTAATGCCATTTTGATATACCTTTCTTTGTCTGTTAAATAGAATAAAATTATATTTGTGTTTCTTTTTGGCTGTCGGCTGTTCCGGTTCGATAGGGTCGCCAGGTTCTAACCCTGTTAAGAACGTGTACCAGTTATTTGCGTTTTGCTGTCTGGTACTTTCAACCTCAACACCGGCACGTTCATAGTTTTTTAAAAATGCACTTGCAAGTATTGACGGTGATAATGTTGACTTTGTAAAGTCTGCAAATGATAACGGGTAATCAACTGTTGCTATCCACTGTAAACCGTGTTCAAGTTCATAAATGATACGGTTTAAATTGTTATCCATTTCGGACGGGTCTGCATAACCCTTTGAATTACACCAGTCTGTATAATTGGTTGCTGGTGTCCACTGTACCAACCCGTAACCACCGGAGTAGTTACCAACGTTTTCACTCTGCCAGCGTCCTGGGTTCAAGCTACTTTCAGCTTGCATATTACCCAAAATACCGGCAATTGCGTTATCCGTCCAACCAGCACCGGATAAATAGGAATAAATATAAAAAGCGTTGGTTTGCATCTCTGCCGTTGACAGTGGCTCACTTTCACTAAAGTAAGAACCGTAATAATTCCCGTAAATACCTTGACGTAAATTTGCCATATTAAATACCTAAAAGTTTATTAACCTCGGCTTGTACAGCCTTGTAATCGTAACCGGCATTTGTCAGCTTTGTTTTACGTGTTCTGCCATTACCCCAAACACCGTTCAAAACCTCTTTCGCAAGTTCCGAAACTGTTTTACGGTTTTCGGAATAGCCATTTAAACCAGCTTTTTTAATGATTGACGGGTAATCAATGTATGCATAGTTCATATCAACATTGCCGTTAATACCGTTTACTTTTCCGGAGCTTGAATACTGCCACATATTGTGTTTTGGTGTCAGTGGTCTAATGGCTCTGTACCGGGCAAGCCACAAGTCGTACCGTTTCAAACGGTTCATATCCAATTCAGTGTTACTATAATTCAAATATGTATAAACCTGTGCGTAACAACCCCAGCTTTCAATAACTTCAACGGCATATTCTACAAGCTCGGTGAGGGCTTGTTTTGAAATAGGTTTCAAAAGGTTGTCCTCAACGTCAATTACAATTGGATATTCAAACTTTTTACCGTCAATTGCTGTTTTCAGTTTCGCAAGTTCTTTGTTTGCTGTCGCAACGTTCTGTGCATATGTATAATAGTAAACCCCTACAGGAATACCCAGCCTTTTACACTCTGCGTAATTGTGTTCAAAATAAGGGTCTATGTAGATACCGCCAAACTCTGTATAGTTGGTTGATACCGTTTTGAGCATCGCAAATTTAATACCACTTGCTTTGACTTTTTCCCAGTCAATTTTACCTTGGTAACGTGATGCGTCAATACCTTTAACTTTCAATGTCTGTCACCTGTCCTTTGCTGTGTAATAGGTCAATACCCTGTTTAATAGGTTCTGGAATAGACACACCCATTAAGCCGGCATTTTCAGTAATAGAGATAAGTTCGTTTGCCATAAATGCAAAACAGATACAATTGCGTATGTAATCAATTGTAAAAAGTACGTCCAACCTATAACCGATAGCAACCAATACGAGCATTACAATTTTTTTAACCAGTCCTTTAAACCCTATAAAGCTGGACAGTCCACCGCTTTCGGTTTTTGGTGATTTATGAAACACAAAAGCAACTGCAACACCCATAAAGTAATCAATTACCATAAACATAAAAAGTGTCTGTATTGCATCGTCCCAGCCACCCAGCATATAGGCAACAGCAGAACCAATTACCCCGGCTGAACCACAAAAAACTTTTTTCATAGGCTTTTAACTCCTTTCGGTAAGATTATTATATTAATATAATTTTCACTATGATTATACAATAATTGTTAATAAAAAGGCAATATAAATTATACAATAATTACCAATATTCAGTTAATTTAAAGCTATCTGTATAACCTCGTAACACATATTCTTAATATTGATACTTTCAAAATATACGTTACCCATTTTGTAATTTTCAATAAAGGTTTTAAAATGTCCTTGTCTGCCTTTGGTCTTTAAAAACATTGTGTTTGGTTTGTGGTCTTTCAGTGTCAGTGAATACACCAGTAAATACGACGGGTCTATATCTTCACTCACCCACATTTTACCGTCGTTAAAGTCTGCCCACACCCCAAACGATTTATCTTTATATATAAAGGTAAAGAAATAACGGGCTTTTGCTGTTTTCTTTTCAATAAATGTATCGTTATCCAATAGTGCCTTATTTTCAATGGAAAAGTCAGCGTAATTTGTACCTGCTACCAACTGCCCAAACTCTGTATTTTTCTTTTTGTCGATAAAATCAGCGTTGCGGACATCTTCAACCAGTATTGGACGTGTTGGGTGTTTCCATATAAATTTACCGTTCTTATCCGGTTTTGTTGGTAAACGTAAACCCCAGTATAAAAAGTACGGGTTTGTTATGGTTATCAAGTTTGCAAGCAGAAATAACACAACACGTGGGTGTTGTGTGCCAGGTCGTGCAACCGTTTCGTATAGGTTCAACAGCTTTTCCGGTTCGTTCTGTAAGTAATGCTGGTTGCCCTTTTCCAATATAAATTCGTCGTATATCAGCATCGTAACGTTAGGATAGGAAATTGACTTTTTATTGTTTGCTGTGGACAGGGTAAAACCATAACCGGCAATATCGTGTTGTGTCCACTTTTCCTTTTCGTTTGCTGGTTTCAGTCGTATTAAAAATTTATCACTTTCAATTTTAAATTCATAATCTGGGTATTCCCACTCAATATCTTTAAAAAATTGTTCCATAGGCTTTTTTAAATCTTCCTTGTATCGCCTTATGTAACCAAACTGTTCTTTACGTTTGATAAAGTTATCAATGGCTTTTTTCTTTGCCCCGTATGATTTACCACCACCACGGTTGCCCACGATAACGTTAACTAACATATTATGTGTAAGGGTTCGCCCAATATCCCAGAATATAGAACGGTCAATATCTTGCATTTTCATTACCTCTTTAAATAGAAAAATGGAGACAATAGCAAGTTTATGAATAGGTGTCAACCCATTTACTATACAAAGGCTCTTCACCTGTGACTATGTACAGTAGCTCCATAATGTAACTTGAAATTATCTCCATATAACATTTTAACGTTTTTTAATTGTAAAGTCAATATCCTGTAAAATTACCCCACCTTTAACAATCTTTGGTTGATGTTTACCGGTGTATTTTGCACCAATTTCAAAGTTATCAAATGTAACGTAAGGGTAACAGCCAGCCGGCATACCAGATACAGTTATTTTCATTTTATAATACCCGTTTTTGTCCTTTGAATATAAATAATGATTTTCGGTTAGTTCACCTGTTTCGGTGTATTTACCTTTAAAATAATCTTCTTCGGTGATTATTTCATTTTCAAGGTAACATTTTTGACGTAAGTATTTACCCTTGTTAAATTTCATTTCAAAGTCCCACGCACCCAGCTTTGTAGCATCAATGTCCAACCCGTCTGGTAATTCAAAATTAGGTGATACACAATGTAAACTGTCTGTATCAGCATAAACAAATTGAATTTTGCTTTTACCCTGGTTATAATTGTCGGTTATTTTCTGCGCCGCACTGATTGTTTTTAAACGGGCATAGCTGGTTATAAATGATGCCATAGCTATATAAATACCGTCTTTTTCGGTTGCCTCACTATCATAAAACTTGATAACGTCGTTTTCTTCGTCCAGGTATGGTATTTTAGATTTTACCTTTGTATCTGTACCAAATTTACCGTAAAGGGAATTTAAAAACAATTTACTGATAAGATACAACCCGTGATTACCGTCTTTTTTAGCCTGTATTTTGTTGTTGCTCCATTTGTCAATATAGTCTTTAAATAACCCTTTGGTTGCTTTGAATTTCCAACCGGAAATATATTCAAGGTTGTACACGTCGTATTGTTCAAAGAACAATGCAAGGTCAACAGAATTTAAACACAATGCAACAATTTCATTATCGGAGCTTGTTAAATACTCATTACCGCTAAAGAACATACTGCCTTTAATTTGTATGGTGGGTATTTTCCCTTTTTTCAATTCAAATTCGCAACGTATCATTTGAGTATATAACGGGTAAATATCGTCTTGTTCGTATTTCCCCTCAAAAAATATCGGTGTACCAAATGGTAAATAACTATCATACATAACCGACGGGTAAAGGCTGTTAACGTCCAGAACGATACCGTTCTTTATGGTTTTACCGGCAAATTTAGGGTTTAAATACGTAAACCCTCCTTTGTAGCTTTGCTTTACGTCGCTATGGTATTTAGGTGTTGGAAACCAACGGTTAAAGTTCTTTTTCTTTATCAGCTTTTTGTATTCGTCTAATGCACAACTACCAATCGTCATTTTGTCCAACCCTTGACTATAAAAGTATTGTATAGCGTGTGCAACAATTTGCACGTCGTGTTTTATATATTCCTGTTCTTCCGGTGTTAACGGTGAACCCTCTGGTAATAGGTTATGGGCATCGTAGTCAATACAACCTTTTTGAATAGGTAATTTAAAACTTTTTGCGATAGCATCAACCGACATCGGTAATAATTTTAAGCTGTCTTGAAACGTGACTTTTTGAACCTTTTTACCGTGCAAATAAAATATAACCTCTATGGTGTAATACATACCCTTATCACTGATAAGGGTTGTAAATGTTTTACTTGCACGGTCGTTTTGTTCAACGTGTTTATACCCGTTATGAAATAACCAGTACATTATAAATTGCCCGTCAAACTTGAGGTTGTGAAAATAAATCTTCGGATTGTCTTTTTGCTGTTTGCACCACTGCATAAAATCGTCAATGGTTGTCCCAATTAATACATCGTCACTGTTTCCAACCTCTGTTACTGCATATGCCCAGACGTGACAATTTTCTTCAATTGTTGTTGTCTCAAAGTCGGCAACATACGATTTCATTATAAATAACCCCTTTATGCTGTTTGCTGTTTTGGCAACCAGATTGATTTTAATTTGCTCACATAGCCGTTGTACTGTTCCTGGTCTGGTGGGTAACTGGTTTCAAAGTCTCCGCCCTCGGCTTGAAATATTTCGTAAAAGTCCTCAAAGTCCATATTGTCAATTGCGTCAATAACGTCTGTTATATCCGTGGTATTAAAGTTTTCTTCCAGTGATTTAATATAGTTCGCTTTTAAACGCATTTCCCTTGCTTGCCAGTAGGTTGATTGACTTTCCTTTTGAATACTTGCAAATTTGCGTTTTAAATCGGCATTAGTCATTTTGGACGTAAATGCTTTTAACGGTTTTAAGGCAACCTCGTCCGCTTTTCCCATACCAATATATTTTTGACGTTCTCCGACGGTGTACCCCAGAGGTTCACCGCCAGAGGTTGCCTGCACGTTGTAAAACTGTTCGTATCGCTGTTTGCGTTTACGGTTGATAACTGCAACGCGTCGGTTCATTTCGTTCTTTTGCCATTTAGTTGTTTTAATGTTATAATCTGTATCGGGTATTGTTACAATTTGTTCTGCACCACGTTTTGAAAAACGTTTAAGTGCGTTAAGTTCTCTTTTTAAATCTTGTCGTGTGTCAATAAGTTCTTTCATTTGCTTTACCGTGACTTTTTCCGGTAAAGCGTTTTTTAATTCTGGGTGTTTTTTCTCTAATCTACTAATTTTAGCGTTAAAGTTTTTGACTGCCTTTTTTAAGTCCTCATTGTCAGACTGTTTCCATTTAATGTTATAGTATTTAGACAATCAATTTTTTCCTCATTTACATAAAGTAAAAACCCACGCTTTTCAATAGTAGTATAAAGTTTTAAATCCGCCAGAATATCACACGTAAAAGATAGATTAAATCGGTTTGACAGTGACATTGATATATCGTCCCTGTTTTTGTTTAGTTTTTCGATAAATTTACTCTTGTACAAAACACTGGAAAACACATATTTAACGTTGTAACCCTCGTAAGGTACTGTGTAATTATGTGGTGATATGTTCAAGTCGTAAGCAACGTTTGACCTTGTAAGTTTTGCCACTCTGTTACACCCTTTCTATTAAAATGGTAAATCTCCGTTTTCGTCCTTAACCGGTGTTGAATCTTCCAGAGTTGTCTGTTCAACCTTTGGTTCGCTGTCGCTGTAGTAGGCTACGATATACGGCTGTTTTTCTGTTGCTTTGTCGTTGATAAATGCCACAACCTTTTTACCGTTGTATTTGCCTGTAAGATACTTTTTACCGGCTTTTGATACGTTACACCAGAGTGATGTAATTTCGTCACCCAGCTTTTCGCCTTTTGCCACTTTGTTGTAAATTCTCAAGTCTGGCTCTTTTGGGTTCTTTTTCATTGTGTTGTAAAATGCGATAAGTCCAGAACCTGTAAAGTATTTTTTACCGTCTTTGCCTTTGTTCTGCCAGAGTGCAAAAGCCTGTTCCATTTTAAAACTTGTTGATTTTCTTGTTGTCTGTGTTGCCATAATTGTTTAAACTCCTTGTAAAAATGTAGTGATTTATTAGTGTTTTTAAACACCGCTTTTTTATTATACTCTTTTAAATTTTCATTTAAAAGAGATTTTGACAATTTTCTATAAATTACATCAATTCTATATCAAATTTGATTGTCAGCCTGTACAGAATTTCGTATAATTTGTCCGGTTCTGCTGTTATAACAATTGTGTTGCTGTCCTCTGCAAATGTTACCCAGCGTTCATACAGGTATTTACATAACCTTTCAAGTGTGTCAACCGGCATACTGTCTTTGCGTATTGTAATTTGTTTCCTGGTTAATTTAATAAGCATCGGTTAAAGCTCCTGTATTATCTGTTTTATGGTTTTGTGTGGGTATTCGATTTTATAAAAAATAATCCAGATACCCAGAGCAACCCAGAATATCCGGGCAAAGAATAAAAGTATAAAAAGTAATTCAAACATTTGTGTTTACCCCTCTTTGAATAGTGGACAGCGTTTTACAATGTATGATTGTATACCCGTCCCGTAATTTGAACGTATAACCGTTGGTTCTGCTACCCAGCCGGCAACCGGTGTAAAGTCTTTACTCCAACTGCATTTACCGGTTGCGTTCCGACAGTCCCAACAGATTGTTTTTTCATAAGTTTTACTGTTGTAGCTCATTTTCGCCGCCTTTCAACCTACAGATATTTATCTGTGATAAAATCCATAAATTTTAGAAAAGCAATTGCAAACGGTGTTAATATAACCAGTGTTATAAGGACTATGAAACCACCCCGTATAAATACTCCGATTATATCAAACAATGTTGCATCTGCCGGAATAGATACCCCAGAACCACTACCACGGTAAATTGGTAAAAATATTGGAAACCTCATTTTATATCGTTCTCCTTTCTGGTTTTGGTAGCTGTACCACCTCTAAACAACCGTATTTACCTAATTCGTAAAGCTCGAAAAACTCGGCTTTTGCTTTTGTTTTATCTACCTGGTTGGACAGGTGCAAGAACGTTTTATACGTCTTTAAGTTGATACCAACCACGGCATAGTTGAAATATTGGACTTTTTTCATTTTAAACACCCCGTATTTCTGTCATTTCTTTTACAACATCTTCTATGTATGTATATAAATCATTTCTTACAGTGGTATTAAACGACACATCTTTAACCCTCTGCTTTAACTTTTCGGCAAAGTCTTTAATTGCTTTTTCTTTGTCGTTGCTGGCTCTTTGCATCCAGTATTCAATATCTTCTGCAAGGTCGTCAATCATAGCCTGTTGTCTGTTGATAAGGTCAAAAGCATCTTCACTCAATGCATATTGACAAGATAACCCACTATATTCATAATACGGGCAATTATACGGACAACTTTCACCAGCATTTAAACATAATTCGCAAGCTAAAATAATATCTTCGTCTTTCATTTAGTCACCTGCTTTCTTCAATGTCTATAATCTCTATAGGTCCTAATTGTTCGTATTCAATGTCACCAATTCTGTGTATTGCATCACTTTCACTTTCTGCGTCTATAATATAAAAGCCTGCTGTTTCTACCTTGTATTTTGACATCTGGCTCACCTGCTTTCTACTAATTCAAATTCAACTCTGTCTATATGTTTTAATTTTACATATCGAACACTGTTTAAATATAATTCGGCTGTGTCGAAGTCGTCAAAATCCCTATGTTCAACAAAGCCACAATCATAAAATATTTGTACTCTGTATTTCATTTAATCACCCTCTTTCAATTCTGCAACAAGAACGACACCAAAACCGTCTTGCCAGTGTTCAGCCTTGAAACTTTCAATTTCACGTTCCATAAACATTTGATAATAATCTTCAAATGGAAAATGGTAGACACTTATAGATTTATCAAATAAAAATATTGGTGTTTCACTTATTGCGTAAAGTTCTTTTAGTTTCATTTGTTATACCTCGTTCAGTTCTTCAAAAGTTACTAACCTATTATTAATCAGCACAAACAAATACACGTTGCCTTTATACCGGTATATTCGGTTAGTTATTACAAATTTATATAGACTGTGGATTGACTGGTCTATAATGTTGCCATACTTGATTATTTCAAGGATAAGCACCGATTGTTCGGTGCTGTATCCTTTTATTAGAATTTGCATTGGTGTACCTCGGTGTTACTGGTTGTTTGTGATGTAGTCAAAACTACTAAAGTATGTACAATCGGAATATGACTTTGTATCGTTCAAATCGTGTAATTCTGCTTTTGCTGTTTTACAATTCAAACAATCGTGTATCAACTCTGCAATAATGTTGCCCAGGCTAACACCAGTCATATAACCCTCGTTTACACGCTCGATTATAAAATTAGCATCAAAGCTGTATTCCGGTTCACCGTCTACCAGACAGCTAATAAAACCGTTGTGCTGGTTAATTACTATTTTTCTTGTTTTCTGTTTTGCCATTTTTAGTATTCTCCTTTTATTTCTATATTAAAGGGTGAGTGTTCCACCCTTATTTAACGTCGTCGTAGTAACCTATGCTGTCCAGTAAGTTCCAAAGTTCACGTGCTAACTGTTTGTCGTCCTCTGCAAGTATATTTGAACCTTTATTTTCAAAATATTCAGCACTGGCAAATAAAGCTCCGATTATCTGGTTGGCCTGTTTACTTGATATTTTAACTGTACCGTTTTTCTGTATTGTCATAATTTGTTACCTCGTATATTTTCCTGTTATTTCCTTAGCTGGTAATTACATTATAATCTTTTCGTGCCATTTTGTCAATACTTTTCGTGATATTTTTACATTTTGTTTTGTGTTATTTTGTTAACAATCTTTATACTGTCT